TTCGGTCAAATAAATCACCCATCTGAAATATATCAGTAACTTTATTTTCAACTAGGTACGGAAAAAATACCTCATCATAGAATCGTTCAAAGTATTTGTGGAAGTCTAACGAATCACCTCGAGCACCGAAGTGAGTATCACCAAGAATACATATTTTCATAATAATTTAGTTTTGAAGGCTTCGATTTCGTCTTTGAGCCTAAGTTTTCTTTTCTTAATCATGGTAACTAATCTATCTTCACCATAATGTTTTTGTTGTTCTGCCAATTGAACATCTAATTCATCATGTTCTTGTTGTAAATGTTTGATATGATTTTTTATTTTTTCTGTATCCATTTACCACTCCAAAGCTTTAATATCTGACATATCACATGGGTTTTCTTTACTACAGTTCTTGTGGACAAAATAAATCAAAGGTACGCAAGCGGTCATTGTAACACAAATAAACAGAATAATCAAGCGTTTCACGGCAAATCTTCTTCAATAAATTTCTCTAGGCCTTTGGTCTTGCCTTCTTTTTTCTTGCGTTTGTTTTCTTCAAAATTGTAAATGAATTCAGAAATGTTTTCATAAAGTTCAAACTGCCTCATATTTCCGTTCTCATCTTCCATCATTTCAAATTCATCTAATATACCAAACTGTTCTGTTGCCTTATACTTAACATATAATTGTTTCTTCTCTTTCATAATACGGCGAAGAAATGCATAGTAAATAATCTGTGTAAAATAAGCAAATGGATTCTTAGATTTTTCTGGATCAAAATTACGAAAATACATCAGACAGTTTTCAATACCATCTGCAATCATTTCATCACGGAAAGAATAAGAGATGAAATTAGGTTTGCGTGATAGGTGATCTGCAATCTTCAGAAAACATTCACCAATATAATTTGGTATTTGTGGATCTGGTTTCTTTTTCTTTTTGGCTTCATCACAAGCCTTTTTGTATTCAATTAACGCAGCCAGAAAGTCGGCATTGTTCACATAATGTTTAGTTGCTTTTGTCATCTTCGCCTCTTTTTACGCTTGACATATGTAATAATGGTGGTGTTCCGGTTGCAAGTAATTTATTACTAACTATATCCAGGAGCTTAAACACTCTTTTTCTATAATCAAATCCTAACATTGAAGCTTTCTCCCCTTTATTATAAGGTGGTGTTCTTCCTGTTGAGTGATACTGATTTGCTGTAATATCAATTCTTTCTCCATCTTTAGTAACTGCCCACCAATGCCAGATACCTTCATCATCCAAACCACGATATAACTTAATGTTCTTACTACCAAACAATTTCTGTAAACAAGCAGAAGCGGTATGACAATGACCAAACATAGGGTTTGTAGAGTTTCTTTCCACCCACTTCTTAGGTAAAAGGTCTGGTGTTAAGTGTTTGGTAATTATATCACAAGCTTTATCTAAAAGCAAGCGGTTATATTCAAACATTTCCATATTTGGTATTCTTTAACATGGCATATCCTTTAAGTAACTCCTGAATACCCATATCTAAATCAAAGCTAGGTTTAAATCCTTCCTTTTCAATCTTTTCATTGGAGACCATATAGTTTCTTTGGTCTTTATCTTTACCAATTTCTGCTTCAACAATTTCAAATCGTGGTACATATTTTTTAATCGTATCGCATAGTTCACGCTTTGATACATTGGCAGATGAAAGACCTATATTATAAATTTGGCCTCTCATATTCTTATTTTCTAATGCCATTGTAAATGCTTGGCATACATCTAATACATGAATGTAGTTTCGTTTAAAGTGTGATTCAAATAATACAACGAAACCATCATTGACAGCACGGTAAGTCATATCATTTACCAATAAATCAATTCTCATTCTTGGTGACATACCAAATACAGTTGCAAGCCTAAAACTTGTGGCATTTGGATGTTCCATCAAAACCTTTTCTACTTCCACTTTATCTCTAGCATATCGAGAAATAGGATTCAAAGGTGAAGTTTCATCACAATAATCTCCTGTTCCGTAAGCACTATTGGTAGTAGGCATCAAAACAATTTGTTCTTGCGACAGGCACTTCATCATCATAAAAATAGCATCTCTATTTGTGGAAGATGCTCCAACTGGATCTCTATCACACAAAGGTGCACCAACATAAGCTGCAAGAGGTATAATTATATCAGCTTGTTTTAGAATTGGCAATAGGTCTGCTTCTACTCTTACATCACCACGATAAATTCTAAAATTTGGGTGATAGCATAATTGACCAAGTGATGATTGTTGGTACATAAAATTATCTAACACAGTAACATTGTGACCTAAAGCCAATAAATCTTGTGATAACATCGACCCAATATAACCTGCACCACCTGTAACTAATATATTTGCCATATTAAGCCTCGTTTAATGTTTTGGTAATAAAATCAACTTCATCTAATTGCATCGAAGGAAAATTACCAATATAAAATCCATAAAAATGAATGTGTTCAGTATTTGGAAAATTCAAATGATAGTTTTCAGGTACAATGTTTTTAAGATATGGTTGTCTTGTTTGATTGCCACCACCTGCACTACCACGCCTAAATTCAATACCTTCTTCTGTCATTCTTGACATAATTCTGTTTACAAAATCTTGGTCTTTATCATTTAATATCAGATTAAAAGCATAGTTACTAGAACCTAACATTTTAAACTCCGTAAAAAACTTTTTAAAATTTAATTTAGATAAAAACCTTTCGTGATTTCTATTCCGTAGTTTAACATTTTCATCTAGTTTTGGCAACTGTGAAAGACCAAGTATGCCGCCTAAATCTGTGTTACGCATATTGTAAGCTGGGTATGCAAAGATGAAATCAGGATTTAATTGTGGGTGCTGTATTTTATAAGCAAGTTTCATCTTTTCATTACCACATTCTCTGACCATGCCATGTGATCGTAACATACGAAGCGTATTATAAACTTCTTCATCTTTGGTGCAAATCATACCGCCTTCAATTGTTGTCATGTGGTGTGCATAATAGAAAGAGAAATTGGACATCCATCCAATACTACCGCAAAGCCTCTCTCCGTGTCTTGCACCATGCGACTCGCAAACATCTTCAATCAATGGAATGTTGTTTCTAGCCAGAGTTGATATAAGATCATCAGTTAGTGCATTAAACCCTTGAATATGTGATAAAAATACGGCACGAGTATTTGGAGTAATGGCACGAATGATAGAATCAGGATTCATACCTAAAGTGTCCATATCCACATCAACGAATACTGGTGTAAATCCACATTGAATCACAGAGGCAACATCAGATATCCATGTTAAAGGCGGAACAATTACTTCACCGCCTTGTGGATATTTTATCTTCAACATGGTCATTGATAACAAATTGGCAGATGCACCAGAGTTTACAAACACCGAATACTTAACACCTAACCATTTTGACCAGGCTTCTTCAAACTCTTTACATTTAGGCCCATTGGTAAGAATAGGATCATCTTGCTTTAAATGCTCAATCATGGCATCCAAATCTTGTCGTGTAACATTGTTTCTCATCAAAGGAAATTTCATAATTCACCCGTAGTATTTAAAATAACTTGTGTACCATCTGTATCAAATTTGAATGGCACCCACACTTTAATTTGTTCCATCTTTAATTTAAATTCTTTTTGTTGGTTTGGCGGCACAAGAAACATAAAGAAACCTCCACCACCTGCACCCATTAATTTACCACCATATGCGCCACTCTCAATGGCTGTATAGTAAATGTCATCTATCCATGGTTCTGTGACACCATTTGCTAAACCTTTTTTAATTTGCCACGCTTTGTCTAACAAATCTCCTATTATACACATTTCTTTCTCTTTGGCAAGTGTATTAATGGCTTCGTTTGCTAAATCTACCGTTTCTAAAAGAAGTTTTTCTGTTGTACCTTCTTTGATATTATCTACTTTTTTCTTTGCTTGAACCTCTGAGTAACGAGAAACACCAGAAAAACCAAGCATAATATGGGATTCTAAGTATGTTTTGTAATCTGGATTCAATATGAATTCTTCAGATTTCCAACCAGCAATTGACATATCAATCAATCTTATACCACCATAAGCTGCCATAATTTGGTCTTGTATACCAACATTTTCACCAATGAGATTTTGCTCTACAAAAATAGTTTTTTGTGCAAGTTCTTCTTTTGATAAAGATGTACCGTGTAAAGAAAAAAGAGCATTAAGTAAGCCTACTGTGAATGACGAAGATGAACCAATACCTGATCTTGCAGGTAAATCACCATCATGGCCAATTGTTATATCACTATTGATATTACAATATTTTAAACAAGCACGAATAGATGGATGGTCAATCTCATCAATTGAATTTACATTTTCTAATTTAGAATAAGATAAACGAATTTTATGTTCAAAAAATGGTGGCAATTCTTTTACATGAACATAACAATAATGTGCCATTGCGGCAGATAAACATTTACTTGGGTGCTTATTATACCACTCAGGGTAATCTGTGCCGCCACCAAATAAAGAAAGTCTATATGGTGTTCTTGTTATAATCATAGTAAACTTTTTATTTTTTTTATGATCGCATCTTTATTTGGAGGTAAATTATCAACTTGTGGATAAAAACCAGCAGTTTTATTTTCTAAACCCATCACATGAACATCTGCACCAGTTTTTTTATTCAAATCAAATGCTAAACTTTTGGCAATGCCATCAACATAATCATCATCTAATACGATGCCTTTACTTGCATTTTTTAGTGATTGAATATCCATTGAAGATGGTTCAAATGGTTTAACTTGTAGAATATGGCACACATCAACACAAATGCCTTCTTTTAATAATTCATTTGCAGCTTCTACCGCAGCAAATCTTGTAATTGAAATGGGAAATAAAGTAATGACAGGTTTTACATGATGTAAATTTTCCATTTCTTCTGTGTTATTATATGCACCACGATGTTCAGAAACATAATAAACTTCATCTTCTGACATAAACTTATCATAAACGTATTTGTATTCGCCTGGTGTCATTGGTGAAAATATTTTTAAACCAGGCATACGATAATAAAGAGAGTGATGAGATGAACCTGCCACTGGTCCAATCGCACCTTCCATAGCAATTGATCGTACAAACATAGGACATGGAACACCCCATATTTCTTTTGATTTTGCGGCATAATTTGTAATCATTGGTGCATTGTACCAATTAAAACCTTGATAACGAATGACATACATTGTTCTACGACCTGCTAACGCAGCGCCTACTGCAATACCGCCGCCTGCCACATCAGCCATCGACAATTCGACCATACCATCATCTTCGTAAAGTTCAGGTAAAGTACCGCCAACCCAACCAACTGCCGTAAGGCATTGACCCATAGCAATACCATTTTGTTTAGTTAAATGATGGCGCACAGTTTCTTTAATAGTATCTCTTAACGTAGGCATTTATTCCAAGCCTCCTTCACAATTTCTTTTGCTTCATTATCATATTGTTTACCAAAATAAACCATGTAATTTTTATGCATATCAGTAATATTTGGATCATCAATACCAGCTCCAGCATGCCAAAATAAACGATTAGTCCGTATGTTAAACAAAACTGGTTCATCTTTTCCACAATTCACTAAATGATTCCAAATATCTTTAGGGTCATCAGATAAATCAAACCCTTTCATTTTATAGGCATTAGCTATGTCATGCATTTCCCAATTTCGTCTTACTTTCTTTTCAGTAAGAATAGAAAGGTTATTATCTTCTACAATATACCAGATTGGCAATTTTTTTGTAGATGCCCAACCAATTGCAGCAACAAAGTAATCTTCTTCAGCTGCAGCATCACCAGTAAAACACAATGTAAATTTTTTATTACCATAACAAGCACCAGTTGCAATTGGTCCATGTGAACCCATTAAACCATCGTGCCCGTAAATTTGTTTTTCTCTGGATTGTATTGATGCTGAACCACCCATACCTTTAGCGCAACCTCTTTTATCACCAAGAAGTTCTAATATGAGTTCTTCCATATTACCACCAAAATTAAGGTAAGTGGAATGGCCTCGGTGTTGAATGAAGATTTGTTTATCTACATCACCAAGATATTCAGAGAGTGTAGCAGAAATGTATTCTTGTCCTGCTGAAAGATATACAGGTATTTTAATTACTTTTGCTTCTACTTGCCTGTAAACTTCTTCTTCAAACGCTCTACATATTGCTGCTTTTTTGTGTATGTTTAATAAATTATCTTTTTCCATTTGTCATATCAATCGCAGTTTTCATCCAAATACCCATGTGGTCATAATGTGGTGATGATACAATGTTACCATCTACAACAACAGGCTCTCTACTGTATATAGCGCCTGCATTATTAATGTCATCTTCTAGTGAATAATAACCACTAATCTTTTTACCTTTTACAATCTTAGCAGAAATCATCAACTGAGCACCATGACATGTGCTTGCAATTACTTTACCTGTTGCGGCAAAATCTGCAATAAAATTGATTACAGTTTTTTCTTGTCGAAGTTTTTCTAATGACTTAACACCACCAGGCAATACAAGAATGTCTGTATCTTTTAGATGTTTCTTATATTTCTTTGCATCTTCTAGTTCAGATAAAAGTTTATGCGAAGTCATATTCACACCCATAATACCAAAAAATTTGCCTGTGACGTTGGCCATAATTGACACATCATCAGTTTCTTCTTTAAGGCGGTAAAATGGATAGACCACTTCTTGGTCTTGAAAATTTTCCCATGTTATAAGTAATGCTTTCATCTCAATCTCCTAATAATTTTCTTTTAAGTTTTACTGTTTTGGTATCGTTCAGTTCATCTACCGCCTTCTGACCAAACCTTTCTTTCATCAGTTCCAAATACTTAGGACTTTGGTGGTAGGTGTCCCATGCTTTATCTCTAAATGCCAATATTTCTGCCGCACTTAGATGGTCATTTGCTAAGTTCAATGTTTCATAAGAATGTTGACTGTAACCTGCATAGGTATCTGGCAATTTAATATTAAACAAACGAGCCTGATTGTGTAATGGACTTCCTGGATAAGCCATTGCAGAGTAGAAGTTAGCCATTTCTGTTGGATTTTCCATAGCAAAATCTAGTGTTGCTTGCATAGATTTGTGTGTATCATATGGCAAACCAAAAATGTAATTACCACCTACATTAATACCTGCATCACGAATCATACGAATCAAATCCAATACTTTTACTTCCTGAAAACCTTCTTTGTGAATTTCTTTACGCAAATCATTGTTTGGGTTCTCAATGCCAAGTCCTAACCATTTTACACCTGCTTTAGATAACTTGTCCAAATACTTAGGTTTACAGGTATCAACACGAGAATAAGCCCAAATATTAAAATTATATCCTCGTTGAATAACCAAATCACAAATAGCTTCAAAGTGTCTTGGGTTCAATACAAACAATTCATCGGCAATTTTTACATTACGAACGCCCTGTGATGCTATATAATCAAATTGTTTTATGATAAATTCAGGTGACCACCAACGAAATATATTACTATCGGCCGATGACACATTTGTTCCTTGTTTTGTTCTGTTAATAATATTAATCATACAGAAAGAACATTTATAAGGACAACCTAAACTTGTATAGAGTGCGGCGAATGGTTGTTTCTCTGTGTTATTTGACCAAGAGTGCCAACCTGCTGTACGATATTTTGAAAGAGAAGGCAATAAATCCCATGCCATACCAGGTAAATCTGTTTCAAGCATATCTTTTGGTACAACAGGTGAAGATGCATTGAATACAATATTGTTTTCTGAATTTCTGAATACCAAACCATCAACTTTCTTCAGATAGAAATCTTCGAATGATGGCACTTCTAGTAGATTATGAATTGTGTAAACACCTTCATTTTGGCATACTGCGTTAATGTAAGGTTCTTTTTTAAGCGTTTCTTCTGGCAATGCTGCAACATGGCCACCAACAAATAATATAAATGTATTTGGTTCTAAATTGCGAAACTCTGCAGCCGTTGCTGTCGCACCTTCCATGTTTTGAGATGATGCTGAAGGTTGTTGACCATATACAACAAAACAAACAATCTTTGCTTTATATTCCGTAATGCGTTTAGCAGAAGATAGATAATCTAACTGTTCTACTTCTGTATCTAAAATTTCTGTACTATAACCTTTAGAACGAACACTATTTGCCAACATGGCCGCCCAAATTGGAGGTTCAATAGCAGAATTTTTGTTTGCTAATCCTTGATAGATTTTTTTGGATGCATTAGGGTGAACAAATAATATATCAATCATAATTTTTTCCAATCAGTTGTGACCAATCATTTATATTTAAAGAATCTACACATATCACATTTGTTAAATCTTTTACCGCTTCAAAGTTTTTTGGGCTATCATCATAGAAAACAATTCTATCATCTAGCGTACTAATATACTGTGCTTTATTGTAAGTTTTATATTCTAGTACATGAGCACCATTAAAGTAACGAAAAATACCAAAAAGTTCCATTGCTCTTACAGATGGTTGTTTTGCTGGTGCCATACCAAAATAAGCACCAACAGATATAAAACCTAGTTGGTGATCTTCTTTTCGTAGGTGTATTAGGTATTCTCTAACACCTTTGCGTAATTTGCATGTAGCAAATACATCATCGGTTAATATATCACCGTTGATATGGTATGGCGGTATTAGTTGTTTTGCCCATATAGGATTACCATGCTTATCAAAAGTGTCCCATATTGTAAGGTCCAAATCAAAAAGATAAATCATTTATTCACATATATCATCGATGTATTAGGTTCAAATTCGAAGGCTGTTGCTAAGCGATGTAGTGTTTTACCATCAATTACATCTCCTGGCCAAACCACTTTTTCGTTTTTTACGGTAATTATACCACCTTTAGTAACGATAAACAGTTCTTCTTCTTTCTTATTTAGCAGTTGTTCCTTGCAAGTAATTAAAAGATGTTTTACTGTGCAATCACGAATCGTATATTCTTTTGGTATTTCAGAAGCTTCTTCAATCCAAAAACAAGATTCATTTTTAGGTAAGTGAGCGTTCTTACCTTCATAATCTGTGCCTGCTCGGCCATATGCATCATCCAATCTCACTAAATCATGTTTATCTTCAGGCGTTTCTATTTCAAAAATAAAACTATCTGTGATTGCTCGTGTAGAATGAAATCTGGAACGAAAGATATGAATTTTATCCAAACCTTCTAGATGCATTGAGTTACGCAAAAAAGATAACTCTGCTTTACCTTCTAATACCACAAATCCTGTGTTCTTATTGGGGTGACAATGCATGGAGGTTTGCTTGTCCTTTTCAATGTAAAGATACCAGATAGCAACTTCTTCATTACGATAACAAAGATACTCTGAACCCCACGGCTTTCTCACAATAACATCAGTATAGTCCATTAATGTAATCTCTTATTTTTTTTCTCTTTAATTAATTCTAATAATTCATCAACATTGAAATCTTTTGTTTCACTTGTTTCTTCATCATCATCTTCTCCATCTTCTTCATCACCATCTTCCGATTCTGTAATGAAATCAACTTCATCCATTCTTTTTTGAGCTTCCATTACAACTTCACCATAGTGTTGTATAGCTGATTCTTTTGGATCAATAATTGTAAGTATATCTGAGGTATAAAGTACCGCTTGATTATTTTCAATGATTTCAATTGGCAACCAAGGCATCATCATCATTACTGTTTGACCAGTAGTAGGTATTCTTTTAAATATAACTTGCATTGGGTCATGTAGTATGGCAGTTTCTTTATCTTCTGATTCAATAAAGTTAGCTATAATATCTTCACCGCCATGTAGACGGATAATTTTAATGTTATTGTTGTTGGTTGTTTCCATCTTTAAGCTCTATGTTATAGAATTTGTATTTGAATTTTTCTTCATCATATATTTTTACTCTTTCTATAAAATGTTTGAGGGTATAATTTGTAAATTTACCTACACGAAAATCGTCAGCAATATCAAACAAAGTTGCTTCTGTTTTGTTATCACCTTTTCTTAACCCACGACCTATTGACTGAAGATTACGGATGCGGGATTTGGATGGTGAGGCAAATATGATATTATGAAGGTTACGGATATTAACACCAGTGCTAAAAGTACCATATGAAGCAACAATAATAGCATCATTTTCTTTTTCAGTAATTGAACGAACCGACTCCCGTATCTCAACATCTGTACCACCAAATACGAAGAATACATGACGCTTGCTAACAGCAGATTTGATAATGTTGTGTAAATCTTTTCCATGTTTTTCCACAAATTGAAATAAAATTAATGTGTTGCCTTCTAAAGACAATGCCAAATTTTTAATAAATTCATTTCGAGCTTTATTCTGAACAATATAATCAATCTCTGTACTGTAATCCCAATCACGAGCCATTTTACAAACAGGTTCAGGATATTTTAATACAAGGCACTTAATAAAGAATTCTGCTAGATGCCCTTTCTCAATCAACTCTGAGGTGGTTGTGGCCTTATAAACTGGACCAAACAAACCTTCTAATACTAAACGATGAGTTTGTGTGCCGTCTAATGTACCTGTAGTGCCTATTCTATATTTAGCGTTAGTGCAACCAGACAATATCGTAGTAAGTGATTTAGCCTTGAATTGGTGTGCTTCATCACCCATTACATAATCAAACTGTTCAAAATAATCTTTTTCATTCTTATAGATTGATTGCCATGTAGTGATAGTAAGAAATTTGTTTGTGTGCTTTTCTTTACCAGAGTATTGACGATGGCAATATTGGTCTGAATCATAACCATAAGAAGCAAAATCACTATACATTTGTTCTACTAATGATGTAGTAGGAACAATTAACAACCCTCTTTTAAAATCTGCTTCTTGTAACCAACGAACAATCAAATAAATGATAAGAGATTTACCTGATGCAGTTGGTGATAGAATGAGTTGGCGTTTATTGCGTACAGCCTGTAGAAAACATTTCCATTGATACTCACGCAATTCATGTGGTAGTTTTAGCGTTTGTATAAACTCTAATGCCTCAACACCTGAGAATTCTTGTGTAAGCTTAATAGCATCGGCTATCTCTAAACTATATTCTCTTTCGGCACAAAATTTTTCTATGTATGGGATCAGACCATGATATATGGTAAATGTGCGTAAATCCGCCAGGCGAATTTTTCCATCCCATACACGGCTTTTATATGCAGGTGTAAATTGGTAATTTGGTACAAAGAATGTAAAGTAGTCTGACAGTTCTTGTGCTATACTTCTCTCACATTCAAACTGTATAAACGCTTCATTCTTTTTGGTTAATAATAAATCAGACACCTTGTATAAACTTTTCCCAGTCAATAAATGATCTAAGTTGATATGTCCTACTATTTAGCTCTTTTAAAATAGACTGACATATCTCAACAACTTCTTCGTGTATGGCCTTCTTCGCCATATACTTGTTTAAATCTTCATCACTCTCCAGATATGTAGACAGATCGGATTTGATAACAAATGGAAATGGTTCCCATCCATGTTTCTCTAATGCCTCATCATCTAACTTACCTGTGTAATACTCCCACTTAATTTTTTTCCATTTATTATAATTGAATTCTGCTTGCTTGGCAAGCATACGATGTTGAGATAATACGTTTAGGTATTTACTGTGAAGTTTGGGTATATCTAACAATGCCTTACCTGGTTCGGTACGGTCAATATTGGAATCTTTCCGCCATTCTTCTAACACTTCATCCAGATTTTTCATGCCAATAAGCCTCCTGTTATAGGAGTATAACAAAAAACGGTTAGATTGTCAAGCTGTTTTAGAACAATTTTTCAACATCATAATAACTGTACCGAAATGTGGCATCGGCAGTTATTATGGTATCAGGCCCATCTTGGGAGTTCATTATGAAAGTTGATAGAGTTGTTGGGAATACTTCGTAGAATTTAAATCGATAGTATTCTTTATTTGATGAGGAAAACAAGGATAAAGAAGCATCACTAAATTGGGGAAATCTATTGTTAATATCATTTTTTGCCGATTGATATTTATTGAGTTTAGATAAATTTTGATATTCTCTAAACTCCACAGGGAAAGTCATCGCTCGAATCCAATCATGTATTTCTAACCAGCTTTTAAGTTCTTCATCTATCATAAACGAAATGTTCAACAGGTCATAAATTGCTTTCTCACCTGGAGAATAAATGTCTACAAATGGATTTGTAATCACGGCTTCAGATAAAGAAATACCAGGCACAGTTACATTTTGGCAAAAATATTGTACATTAGGTAAACGACCAAATGTCAATAAAAACTTATTAGGTTGTAATGGATTAGGATTACTTGGGTTGCGTGTAAGTGCGGTCATAAAGTTTTCTTAATATGCAGACCAATATCAATG